TTTAAACTCTTGTGTACATTTGAATTTGTAGTTCAGATGCACTGATGTAATGGTTAACAATACGAGTACGTGTGTCTGCAGCCTTGCGTGCTGAGTCTGAAACCATATTGGTTGCAGCGCAGTTAAACGATGGTAGCGGTGCCATTGCTTCTGCAAGGTCACGTGCTGCTACATCAATGAAGTTAGCAACTAGAGGCTTTGGGTATTCCTCAGAAAACATTGCAGGGTAAACCTTGCTAATGTCTCCCTGACGTACAGAGAGCACATCACGCATTCTCTGGTCACGTGCGGCGTAGCGTGTTTGAAGGCGATTAACCTTGGCTACTACCTCTTTAGTTGATAACAATTGTTTTCCTTACTTCTTCTTATTAGACTTCTTGGCTTCTTGTTTCTTGTCCATTGCATATGCCGTATTAGTTGCTGTCTTAGCAATGGTTACACGCTTGCCAGTTGTTCTACGAGTTACTGCGCCTTTAGTTACTGTTGCATATTGCAAAGGTGTTTGACCTTTTGTTTCTTTTACTACAGTTACTTTTGTTCCTTTAACTGGAGACTTAGCACCTTCTTTATATTTTTTAGGCGCTTGCTCAACAATGTTTGCTTTCTTACCCTGTGTATATTTACGAATAACAGTCTTTGCTTCAGTTGGAACCATCTTCTTAGCCGCTGATCGTGAAACAAACTTGGCTGTAGTAGATGCTACCTTTGCGCCAGGAATTAAATTAACAGCAATAGCACCAACAAGTTTAGCGGTACGCTTTTTTGATTCTTTATCTGTCTCTTTAACTTTAGCCTTTGGGGTAACAGATGTTACTGGTACCTTCTTAGCCATAGATCTTGCCGTACTTCTTCTCAAGAATCTTCTTCATCGCAGCATCCTGCGGAGTCATCTTCTCTGGCTTCTTTGTAACCTTTGGCTTTGGTGTTACCTTGGCTGGAGCCTTAGTTGTTGTCTTAGCCATTGGAGTCTTTACGCTAGGCTTAGCACCTGCAACTTTAGGCATAGGCTTCTTAGCGCCAGGCTTTGTGCCTTCAAGTTTTGGCATAGGCTTTTTTGTCTTTGGAAACTCAAAGCCTTCAGGCATTCTGCGTGCTGGCATCTTTTCCATTGACTTACTCTTCTTCATTGCCATTAGCCTAGATCCGTATTCTTACGCTTCTTGCTTTCACGGCGGACAATTGCTTCACCACGTGATGCTGTGCGCTGACGATCATTTTTCATACGATTAGATACACCTTTAATTGCTTTTTGAATTGCAGCATCTGCATCTTTTCCTTTAAGACCTGCAGCCTTAGCACGCTTTGCCAAAAGGTTGTAAGCGTCTACATCTACCTTCTTGGCAGAGGCTTTTGAAACCATATCTGGGCCTGCCATATAAAATTTTTCAACTTTAGTTGGAGTAAGTTTTTTAGCCTTGGCTAAAACATTTGCCTGTCGGCTGTACTTCTTGTCAGAAGGTCTTGATCCAAGGCCCTCAACAACTCCTTGCTTTTTAATAGTTTTAATTTCAACCTTACCTGATGCTTTAGCACGAGCAGCCTTTGCTTTTGCAGCAGTGCTCATCTCTTCCTTCTTAGCCATTGTTATCTCCTTGTTAGATGAACGTACGATCTTTTTCTGCGAGCAGTTCATCTATGTTGATAACTGTTCGTTTGCCTATCTCACTACGAGACAGGAATGGATTTTTCATATGGTGGGTCTTGTGCATACCTTGGTTGAGCATCTCGCGTGCGCGGATCTCACAGAACCAAAGGGCCATCACCATATCGGTCTTACCTTTAGTAGTAGGCGACCAGGTAATTAGTTGCTCAATGAGCGCCTTAATGTTTTCGGTTTGATCTGATGGCAGGTGGATAAGGTTATCTCTGTGGTGTTTGCCATCGTGCTGTTTCGTTCCAAACAATGTAGACATAGATGCCACACCAAATCCAGAGTCCCATTTATTGTTACCTGTGTGGTGCTCTCGCAATAGCACACCCCGTGAGGCCAAGTTCTGTCGAATACCCTCATCTTGAGTAAGGAACGATTGGAAGGCATTCTTTTCTACAATCCACTCAGTAGGTTGATAGAGCGCAGTCCAGTCAAAGATTATTTGACGGATCGCAGCAGGGGTTGGACTAGTGATTTTAATAGCATCAACGATATAGCGTTTATGGCTAGTCCGATCAATAGCGTAACAAACGACGGCTGTATCACCAACCATAGCGGGATCAAGACCACAAATAATAGAAAAGCCACTAAGGTCACGCGGATGGCCTGGGTGACCAGGAACCAAGCGACCTGCTTTACGCATACCATCGATAGAACCTCTCACACATACTGGGTCAAAGATTGCATCATCGGAGATATCTTGTTGCTGGTAGACCAGCGCCCAAGTAGATGCATCCATTGCTTGACGTTCGTTGTAAAGGTTACGACCATTCCAGCGGGGGTAAAGTCCATCTTCGTTCTTATCAGATTCCATCTGCCCATCAAAGGGAGCATCTGATGCTGGCCACAAGGTAACCCACTTGTCGGGGTCCTCGTGAGTCTCAAGCAATGCTGGCATAGCCAAATACTTCCACGGTACAAGGCCACCAGGGTAGCGGTCCTCGGAACGTAGTTCTTTGTACAGATCAATTGCTGTAACGCGGGTACCGATAATAATTAACTTACCAGTAGGGTTAAGACGAGAACGCACATCCTGGGTTAACCAGCGTATCTGCTTTTCAAACTCGTTTGCGTTCTTTAATGTCACCGCATCGTCTACGATAATCATATCTGCACGCTTACCGTAGATCTGACCACCGATACCGACGGCCTCGATGTTAGGATCCTTTTCTGAGGATTCTCTGAGTTCATCACCAAAGGTAACACGGGTAGCCTGCCACGAGGCAGACTTAGAGTTAAACCCTACGCCAGCAGCATATGCCTGTTGGAGTGCTTCATAGTTTGGATGCGTCAGGCGCTGCTTGATGGCGTAGAGAAAGTCGGCTGCTAGTTGCTGAGTCTGAGAGACAATCAGCACACGAAAGTTAGGGTTCTGACAAACCTGCCAGGTGACGTAATCAATGGTGACCGTCATCGACTTGGCGTGGTTGGGAGGGATATTAATCAGGATACGGTTTGAAGCCAGCCCTGGTTCGTACTTCATACTGGGATGTAGCCAAGAAGGTTCACGTCCCTCGATCACATCGATCAGGTTCTGCTGGTGAGCAAAGGTCTGAGAGTGGAGGTAGCGCTGACGGAAGGTAGCAAAGTCTAGATCGTGGACATCGGAGGATGCAAAGTTCTTATCCTTCAAACCTAGTCTTGTTCGGTCCATCTTGTCGCAGAAGACCTTATCGGTTCTACGGTAGTACTCGTAGGTCTTATAGGATTTACCAGCAGCAGCCGTGGCTGCCTCGATGGTAAGACCTTCTGCTACACCTGAAAGGATCAGACGCTTGGCGATGTCACTGGACTTCTCAGCCACGTACTCTCCTCTAGTAGAGCGCCAAAGGCGCGAAATAATTTTTTATACTAGGGGAAGCATCTTCATACTGGAGATAGAACTATCCCCACTAAAAGCGGTGCCACGCACCGCACAGTCGGGCTTAGCGCCCGAGGGAGCCACAGCGACCGAGGGGTAAGTTGGTGCTCGTCCTAGGGGGACTCGCGTAGTGCCAACGCAGCGAGTAACGGTCGTAAAACTAGTAGTGGTTCGTTTTACTCCCTACTATATATAAGGCAGAAAAAATAGCCCATTTCCCGTCTACGGTAGATTTTATTTTCTATTTGTGACCAAGGTCACATAAATATGTGTACAAAATAGGACATTTACGGGGATCTCACTTTAGCAAATATTTTTTGTGAGGGAGTATGTGTATGCCCGCCGTCAAACTTAACACACGGGGGTCCGTTTTTTTGGTGACCAGTCATAGCCAGTCATAACCAGTTGACCAGTCATAAGCGGTCTTGGCTTGACTGAACAGGAAACAGGGGCGGTCTCCCCTTTCGGCACCCTAGACATTCTAATAACTTTTGTCCATTAATAAACCTTGACTCAACCCTTAGACATTCAAGGGCTAATTGTCTACCCACTAAGTTACTCATCAGTAACATTGTTAAGTTACTCGCCAGTAATAAGTGATTGAACTTTCAACCAATCATCCCTTGAATTGTCGACAAAGAGACATTGCATTCACAGGAAACTCCCTGCCAAACGTTATCAAACTGTTATCAAATAACCCTTGTTTTGGCTTGACATACGGTAGACAACCGTATAATGTTCTACTTATCAAGCAACCGCTTGAATTAACCTAAGAGGAGCAACAAACAATGACACGCAAAGACTATGTAATGATAGCAGAAATCTTCAAGGCAAACCGCAAAGATTTCATTGAAGGCGAAGATGGTTTTACCTTGATCGGGATTCTTGCTCACCAAATCGCAAACGGCTTAGAGGCGGACAATCCCCGCTTTGACCGTGACCGATTCCTTACCGCTTGCGGGGTAAACTAATGGCGCTCTATAAAGACTTAGGGGCAGACCGACCAGCGAACTCACTCACTTGCTACCAATGCGACGGCGCGGGGTGCGGGGCTTGCAAGCATAAGGGCTACACCAAACTAGAGGAGGCAAACTAATGGACATCCGCGAATTGAATCTAGAGACAATGGCAAACATAGCGGGCGCACTAGGAGAGGGAGGCACATTTGCACAATTCGACCGCATAATGTACGAACTAATTGAAGCGGGAATGTTAGAGGCAGAATCAGGAAACTATGGGCGGGCGGTATGGGAGGGCAAGACGATAGAAGAATGTGAGGGATGTCAGGAGATTACGATAGAACCGACACAGGAAGAGAACTCAGGGCTCAGAATGTGCTCAGGATGCTTAGAAGAGGAGGGGATGTAATGACCAAGGTCTGTCAAGAATGCGCCCGCGCTTTCAACTTAGATGATGCCCGCGACGCGGGAGAATGGTATTACGGGCACGATTGCGAGGTCTAAGCAAGACCGCCCCCGCGCTATAGGCTACGGATTCACAATCCGACGGGGGCACTAGAGGAGGGCAAGGCGCTCACCTCTTAGCCTAGGAAGGGCAGAGAATGACAACAACACAGGAAGCAACAAGCACGCAAGCCTACGGCCTAATTGTAGGAGGCTACCGCGTGAGATTCACAAACTGGAAAGAAGGAAGAGATGAGTGGTTCTTCGCAACCAAAGAGGGGGCGGAGGACTTCGCAGCAAAGCGCACGGCATACGGCTACAAAGCAACGATTGAGACAATTCACTTTCACGTTAAGGAGGGCAAGTAATGCAAACAACAATAGAAGAAGTCAGAAGCCTAGTTGCAGCGTTAGAGAAGTTGATCGAACCCTTGTTTGAGGGTGAGGTAGTGGAGGATGCGCCCTATGAGTCTATGAAGCGCCCGCACCTTGTGTTACAGGAGGGGAGCAAGACATACGGTAGGGCTTGGCGTGTGCACTTTACAGGAGGAAGTCACTACGGCTCGGGACATTGTGAGCCTCGCGGATTCAGCGATTATCTAGGCGGGAGCAAGGCAGAAGCAGCGCACACGCTACGCAAGTTAATTGCGGGTATACGCACAGGGCTATTAATTGCGGAGAAGAAGGAGGTCAAGTCGTGAGCGACGCGGTGATCTTGTGGGGTTTGCTGTTGCTGTATGGTGTACCTATTGCAGCCCTTGCCTATTGGATGGAGAAGAAGATGCACACAGAAGGAGGAGGAGATGACAACTGACCAAGACTCTATGAGTTGGAGTGAGTTAGCAGAACTAACACACGCAACACAAATTGAACGGTTCAATTGGTGTATGTGTGAAGACAATGAAGGAAATGAAAACCCCTATAACGATTGCCCAAAGGAGGCAGAATAGATGAGTGAGCAGGATAAGATGGCGCAGTTTGTATTCACGGTAGTAGTTATACCTGACAACAAGCGATACGAAGTAGAACTATGGGATTTTGCAGGCGCAAAGCCTGACCTAATCGCAGCAGGTGAAGGCACCAACTGGCGCACGGCGCTAGGTGAGGCACTATCTAGAATCGAATTGCCTACAGACAAGGTGGAGAAGACGATCAACGATGTAATCAAGGAAGGTGTAGAAGATGGGGCGTTATGAAGTAACAGTGTCTAAGGTAGTGCATAGAACCGTTGATGAGTTTGAGACGGAAGAGAAGGCAAGAGAGTTCGGTATCTCTTACCGTGACCGATACCAAAATCTAGTAGATGATAGGTCAGAGTATTTTTATGATGTAGTGGAGGTTAGTAATGTCTGAGCCTACGGTAGACTACTGGCGTGCAAAGGCAGAGTTATGTCGTGACCTTGCACTAGCACAGATCATTGATGGTGATGAGAAGATGGAGAAGGAGGCAGGGATGAACCTTATGCGTATGGTGCACGCCTTGTCTATGGTAGATACTTTCAATGAAGGAGGAAGTGATGACTAAGTATGTAATTACCGCAGAGGTAGATCAACAATGGTTTGAGATGTTAGGACAACTAACCCGCCACCAAGACGGGTTTGTATGGGTCAAGGTAGAAGGAGGAAGTGATGACTGAGAACGTGGTGGGATTCCATCCCAAGAATAAACTCGTGAACTTTTACGAGATAGCAACGGCAGAAGGCAACGCAGTATGGGGCGGGGAAGATCCGCATAGCGCAGTCCAATGGCTACGCCAATCACCGCTGAACTCACGCCTATTGGTGTCCTGTTGGGAAGCAGGGGAAGAGGATGCGCGATTGATTATTGAACCCATTGACATCACAAAGATTGTGTTCGCAGTAATGGCAGGTGCCCAATGAAGATACAAGGTATGTACATAAACGGACCTATGGGTGGCAGGATTATTGAACTACCTGACCCACCTCCTGCAAAGATAACGGCTGCAGTTAATCTCAATCGTTGTATGCACGGTGACCCTGAGCAGGGATTCCCAATAACTATGCTTCAGTATAGTGTGAATAAACCTGCTAACTCAATGCTGCCTTATACGATTACTTTGGATAGTGACTTTGATGATACAGGTTGGTACTGTCCTACCTGTAAGGCTGAGGCTGAAGTACGTTACAAACTTGACAAGATTAGAGACATACTAATAGAGGAAGATGAGGACTACTAATGACCTATGTTCTAGGCTTAATGCTCGTGATGTTAGTGGCTTATGCCCTGATTGTATGGGAGGATAAGACTAACAATGGAGACTGAGAATAAGAGATTGCGAGGGGCAGCCAACCAAGCGGTGCGCCAACGCAACTACAGAAGGGCAAGAGATCGTGCACTAGTACGTCTTGCTCATCTATACCCTGATACCTATAAGCAGTTGCTCGAAATGGAGAAGAAGACAGATGAACAAGAAGGTAAGACGTGGCTTGATCTTGATGGCAATACTATTCCTGTTGTCGGTGTTCGTATCCGTACAGCAGACGGAAGAGGTGCCCCTGTCCTCAAAGATTCCAGTAATGAAGGCACGAACCAAGGCAACGATGGAGGAGAAGCGTGAGAACAAGGCACTTGCAGTTAGTTACGCACGAGCACTCGGATACAACCAAAACCAGATCAGGTGTCTCGTCACCTTATGGACCCGTGAATCCCGCTTCGACCACCTTGCTCGCCCAAGAGACGCTGCGGGCAAACCAAGAAGCACGGCTTACGGAATTGCTCAACTCCTTAGAGAGCGTAGTGGACAACCTGAACTTCAAATCCTTCACGGTCTACGATACCTTGATGCTCGCTACGGAAAATCTGCGTGTCGCGCTCTCCAACATAGCAACAGAAGAGGCTGGTACTGATACACTTTGACAGCATCCTCCTTTCGGGCACAAAGAACCTCACCGCTACCCTTCCTGCGGTGGGGTTCTTTATTTGTCCGTAGAGTAGAAGCCTTTACCTTTGAATGTAATAGAAGGAGAATCCCATTTGCGAATCATTGGGATGTGGCAGTCAAAACAAGATGGCTCACGTGGTTCTTCGTGGATGCTACGTTCAATAGTTAATTCACTATTGCAGTCAGGGCATCGATAGTCATACATCATACGTAAGGTGACTCTCCTCCCATAAGGTTAAGTAGTTTACGCAGTGCATTGCCACATCTACGATCAGCAGTAGAGATAGCACACTCAGTTGCTTCACTTAACTGTTGCAGTGTGTAGTTCTCGTGATAGCGCAGACGTAGGATGTTCTTCTCATCCTCATCTAGTAACTCGTATGCCTTCTTGATGTCAATGAGTGTGGCTAATAGGTTGCCACCTTCTGCTGGTGCAGCAGGCTTGCGTGGTGTGCCGTCATTGACTAGGTTCTGTGCTTGTTCAATAGCAGTATCATTGACCACGCTTGCAATTACATACGGCAAGAGTTGTGCGATGGTTACTACATCATAAAAGGTTTCATCATTGGTCTGATAGCCAGACCTTGCAGCCTTCTCTTTGCGGGCATAGCGTTCGATAGCACGCTTCATCTGCCAACCGATACGCCTTTGGTTAGCAAGACGCACAGCCTCGTTCTCTTCTGCCAGTAAGCCATTGAAGTATGAGATGCGTGTCATCAACCAAGCGTATGCTTCTTGTGTCAGGTCAACACGATCTACATACTTACGATAACGACGGTGCACTAGCGTTACCACGCTAGGTACTATGTCACTGATTGCTGGGTGTGGCTCAGTCATTAGGCCACTTACCATCTAGTACCATCAGTGCAATAGCACTATAGTTGAGTAGATCAATAAAGGAATCACGCAACGATTCATTCTCAGGTGTTGCACCACTATCAATCAAGTGATTGATGCGTGCTGTCTTGTCGTGCATACGCACACGCAACCCATTGAGAGGACCGCCAGGGCTGCGTGAGATGTTGGTTGGACCATAGTCCTTGTGTTTCTTGATGAGCAGGTTACCTGCACCATCTAGTACCTGCCACACATCAGTTACGAACGTGTTGGTATCGGGCGTATTGTTATTGATTCGCTTTGCGTATCCACGGAAAGGATCTGGAAGCCCATATGCTGCAAAGTTTGTAGCATCGTGACCCATTCGCTCTCGGTCATTGTCATACATTAAACGCCTCCGAATAATTTCAGTGCTTCATCCTTGCCGTGTGCAAGATAGAAGTCATTGATGTCCATTGATGGTGGTAATGATACTATGCGTGAGTTCATTACCTCTTGTGACACACGGCGGGAGAACTCAGCACCTGGATTGGTACCATCCTCCTTGATGTCATTGTCACCAACTACATACACAATGTCATAGCCTGTAAATAACTTACTAAAGTGTGGCTTCCAAGCCTGCACTCCTGGTACTCCAACCGCTGGCAGGTTTAGTAGACCTGATACAACCACTGCATCCAACTCACCCTCACACACCACGATACTAGGTGAATCAATCGTTACATCAGCAACGTTGTAGAGGTGACCCTTCTGCCCTGTTGGTGCACCATACTTAGGCTTGCCATCATCTAGCCTGCGAAATTTCACACCCACACACATACCAAGTGCGGTCAGATAGGGCACAGAAAGCCAACCCGCGTGCATTTCGTGACCATTGATTGGGTCTGTTACTACACCCAACGAAAACTGTTGGGCAACATCTTCAGAGATCCCACGTCCTTCGAGATACTCTAGTGCCCTTGTGTCCAGGTTTTTGCTGTAATGATTGACCGCTTCCAGCAACGATCTCGATTGCTCGTGCGAGTGCATCCTTAAACTCCAAGTTCTCTATGATACCTACAACATTGACTGCGTTACCACCCTTCCCGCAGGTGTGGCAGAAGAACAAGTTGTCATAGGTATTGATGACAGCGCTTCTTCTTTTATCAGGATGGATGCAGCACCTTACAGATGCAGACCTACCCTCTCGTACTTCCCCTCCATAGTGCAGAACAATTGTTCCTATGGGGATTGTGTTTGCATCAACGGAACCTTTGAACCGTCCCGCTTTACGTACCCTGGACCAGTCTTGTGTTGACATACGCACCCCTTGTAATCACACTTCTCGTGCCAATGTGCTGAACGTTTGTAGTGAGCAGCGCTATTCTCCTCGCCACCCTTCATACAATTCTGACAAATCATTTGAACTCCTTCAGTTCTGTTACTGGTACACGCCATCCACTAATAGTTTCATCCCGATACTGGGATGTTGCATACTCAGCAGGGTTACACCAACCATAGACTTCAACCTGTGAGTAATAATCTTCATCAAGAATCTTAGTTCCTACTATGATCTTGCCCTCGTCCTTGTTCCAGAACGGAACTGAATCACGTGTGCGTAGTGTGCGTACCTCAAAGTTCACACCAACATCAGGCAACTTAGCACGACGAGGATGCAGTTCATTGGGATACCACGGTACGTTCCAAGCAGTGTCAGTTACTGATGCAACTGCCCACTCAGATACGTTGGCTCGCACATTGGCAAGAAGTTCGTGCTCTAAGTAGCCGTTCTTCTTACCCTCTGCATAGTTAGGTCTGTCTACTGACCCATACTTAGCAAGCCAACGCTCTGTTGCAAGCATTGTACAAACTCTTACTTCATCCCTGCTCAGGCGTACTAGCATCATCCTCTTCTTCGGTAGTTGATTCTTCAACTACTTCTTCTGGTACTAGAATCTCTGATGTTGTGATGTCACCTTCTGGTACTGGCATTATTGTTTCTCCTTTATCCATTGTGCTAGATCTTGAATGACCCAGGCTTTATCTATTCCAGAGTTGCGACGCTTAACTACAACGTAATGCAGTGGAACTTCCCCAAGACCACGAGCATTGGCATAGTTAAGCGCCTCAACTTCTGCTTCTCTCCAGAACTCAGGCAAGGAAAGGGTTGCCCTGTTCTTGAGTTCAAGGATATAGGTTTTCCCCGCGATGATCGCAACCATATCCCCTTCATCTTTTGCCCCAGCCTTAGTCAAACGTTCTGCCATAGCACCCGCATTGCGGAGCCACTTCATAACATCTGTCTCAAACTGAGAACCTTTACGTCCATTGGGATTAGCCACTAGAACTCCACTACTAGATAGAACGGACCAATGTCTAGACTAAATGCGTACTTGCTAATGATAATGCTGACCGCTATTTGACGAGCAATACCAATACTTATCCAGCCTCTACTAGTCTTAAACTCTTTATGCATTGTTGTCCTCCTGAATATCAAACACGTAAGTAGGCCCTACCTTGTGCATCTTGATCTCCTATCTGGCACGCTGCAAAGTTAACAAATAGTGTAGCCCATTTAGAGGCATCTGCTGTGTGTGGACCAAAGCGATTCTTCACCGCAGCCACACGCAACATCCCCTGACCTGGGTCATAACCCAATGTGAGTATCAGCGCAGGTAACTGGCTGACCTTACCGTGAATAGCACGACGCGGAGGTGGCATACTCGGTGAACCGTACTCACTCTGCTCGCTGACGTGATGGAGAACTAAGACGCAAGCCTGAGTCTTGCGTGCCATATCGTGCAACTCCATCATAATTGCACGTAGCCCTGCCCATTCATTGTCTGTTTCGGCTGCAACATTCATTAAGTTATCAATGATAATTAATTCAGGTGCTATCCCGTACAGTTCAACGTAGGCTTTAATCTCCAATTCAATGTCATCTAATGATGGACTTGAATCGAATACCCATTGTATGTGTGACATCTTTGATAGGTGTTCTGCGTAGAAGTCTTCTTTGTATTCCATATTAGACTCAACGGTTAACTGCGTATGCCCTGAGATCTGCGCTGCAGATCGCATTAACACTGTTGCAGTATCAGTATCGGCTGAGAAGAAAAGAGTAGGTACCTTAGCCTTGATTGCATAGACAAGAGCAAACATACTCTTACCAGCATTAGGAGCAGCGGCGACCATACATACTTGCCCACGTCTAAACTTAATGGACTCACCAGCAAGGCCAGTCCATACATCAGGCAACGGCATAGCCTTAGTGTGGCTACCACCCATCGCCCTCTTTAGATTAAGCAACTTCCTCATCCCCTCCAAGATTTATTCTGCGTTGTCTCCTTACTGCAAGACGTTCACGTGGGGCAAGCCCACCCCATATACCGAACTGTTCCTTGTGGATTCCCCACTCAGCACATTCGGTTCTATGAGTACAACGTTTACAGATTGACTTTGCATACTGACTTTCAATATAACTTACTGATTCCTTATCCTTATCGGGGAACCAGAAGTCACCACCTATCTCTGCACATAGCGGGTTCTCGTACTCACGAGGTTCCCGCATCTGATTAACGCAAGAAGATAGGGTCGCACTTATCTGCTGCACCCTTTGGTGCAGAACACATCCACGCTTTCCAAGGTCCACGAGCAGATGTACCAGTACGGTATGTCATATTGCCGTGCTTACAGGTAGGTGCCTGTCCTTCTACTACCTGCGGTTGTGCAGGTGCAGGAGTTATTACTGGTGTACCACCAAATGATTCAGCAACTGATGCAACTGTTGGTGCTGGTGTACCACGTAGTGATCCATTAACAGAGTTAATCAATGATGATAGATCCTGCACGCTAGCCAGTAGAGTTTCTAGTTCACCTTGATTGTCAGCATAGACGTTAACAAGCACGCCGTCCTTGCCGTAGTTTACTTGTATCTTTGTTGTTGCATTTGCAGCCATTTACTTTCCTCCAGTTTGTTTGATAGATAACCTTTGTGATTCATTACCAAACTTCTTAGGCACATACCCAATAAGTTTTTCTACTTCTTCACTGTCAATACTTTCACGTCCCTTGACAGTTGTCCAACTGACTTCTATTCCACTAGGTGTTACTCCCAGTAGTCCCTCGAAAGAAGTCTTCAAAGAATCTTGTTCCTTCTCTAACTCTTTAATCTGCGCTGCTAACTGTAGGTACAGTAGTGCGTTCTTGTCAACATCTGCATCTTCGATTACTAGATCAGTTGCTGGTGTAAGTTCTTTTTTTATACCAACGCATCCCATCTCACCTGATGCGTCGTAGAACTTGCAATAGTGTTTGCAATAGGAAGCATCACGTTCTGGATCTGGTGCAGTATCTGCTACCTTGATTGCTTCTAACCAGTTCAATGCTTGTAGTGCAATGGTTTCATCGTAAGGTTCTGTATGTACCTTGACATCACGTTCATCACCATCACGTGCAATAGCAACCAGTGATACACGCTGTACATCGTAGCCATTCTTAGCCAGCAAGTATCCATATGTCTGTACCTGCCAACGCTGTTGTGTTGTTGGGAAGTACGAAAGGTTCTTCACCTTGCTTGTCTTCCAGTCAATCACATCACCAGTACCTGGTACATAGCAGTCGATGTGTGCCTTCATACCGTTGTATTCAACTGATGTTTCAATCATTACATCTGGGTTATCTGCTAGTGCTCGTTCAATCTCTGCGTGGATAGCAGTACCCATAATCGCAGCAAGTTTCATCTCGTTCTCATTAGTCTCTGGCTGATCGTTTAATCTGTACCAGACTTTACGACGGCAACCACCTAACTCTGATGGTCCTATCTGTACTTGTGTAGAACGTGAACGCTTTGCATCACCTGCTTTAAGAGCAGTGAGTAATAGTTCCTTTGGGTCTGTCATTTACATCCTTTCCTGGACGACCAACTGTATTGGCTTACCAGTGTTCGCGTCAAGGACCGACGCGATCTCTACTGCCTTACGTGCGTGTCGCTTTGCGTAGGCTAACTCCATATCAGGCTTAACGATTGAAGCAAGATAGCCAAGAGCAAACTGACCTCCACTACCAATGCCGTACGCTCCGACATTTGCTTGGAAAAAAGAGAGATCGCAAGCAATGCGAAAGATATTACCGTTAAAAGCAATGAGATAATCAAAACCGCCATCTTTATCCACCTTGTTGTAGTCGTAGTTGTTGTCGTTAAATGCTTGGTTGATACTGGGTATAACTTTCTTACCCATAAATTGTGCTGGGTCTTCACCACGATACACAGGTGGCTTCCAGTTGTAGGCAAGGATATCTCCTGGCCGTGTATCACCTGAGATGCCTATTAGAAACTTGCCTACCTCTACGATCTTAGGTGTACTGGTCGCAAGCGTTACAAGATTGTCTTCGGTGATCTGTGAGTCTGCTACTAGAACTGCGTAGTCGATACCCTCTAGCGCTGCGATTGTTGTCATACTAGATAGTGTACTAGAGATCGGCGTGTCGTCGCGTTAGCGACACTACTGGTTATTACAATATGAGCCGTGAGGCGAATTAAACAGGGTGCCCCAAGGGGGCACGATGGTATGGTACTGACTGTGCGGTTCCGTCTACCAAGGCTGC